GGACCGAGATAGAGGTATCCGTAGCGAGGAGAGGCTCGACCACATATCCGACGAGCTAAATAAAGTTCGAGCGAACCTTAGATGGATCGCGGGGATCGTTGTCGTTCCAATGATCGGTTTATTGTTCACTGTATTTACGGGGCAAAGCGTTTGATTAAGAAGAAAAACTGGGACTATTCAAAAAAGCAACCACGAGGGTTAATATCTCGCCTGGGGACTTTGGGTATGGCTGCGGCAGGTGTCACTATTTGGGTGTCGATGTTTTTTATCGCCGGTCCTCCGTTAGAGGCCAGGTTTAACCCCCCTGTGGAAGTCCAGATCGTGGACGGAGCCCATGTAGAGGGCGATAGGCTAGAATTCTTTGTCCTGGGAACTAAGCACCGGCAGTGCACCGTTGACAGCCTAACCTCCTCGTGGGTTATGGATGACAACGAAACCATGCCGACCAGGCTGTACTATGTTGGCGAACCAGTCGGAGAAGTTTCTACATATTATGCGGCCGGCGATAGCTATCACTCCGGACCGTTCCAAGTTGACGTCCCTGAAAACGTCCCCCTCGGGGCGAATCTTAGGTTATTGTGGACATATCATTGTCATTCCTTGTGGGACCTACAGGTCAAAGCTAAGCTATCACTATCAGAAGTTTTAAATATAGAGACTTCTAGCCCAAGAGGGTAATGCAAAAATAGAGGAGACTACCGTGCTTACTGAAAAACAGCTCGCAACAACTCTATCTGCATTGAATAAAGCGGGCAGCATCCGGGGTGCAGCTAAGATACTCGGAATACAGCGGTCGACCGTTCGCGATCGACAGCGCCGCCTTGCTGAGCTCGGCATGCTCGGCACCGATGGTGTCTTGCCAGGCTACCGGATCAAGTCGATCACAACCGGACCTCGAGGTACTAGTGTTCAGCAAGTCAAGGACTCGGGCGAAAAGTTCGCTCCAGTCCCAGGCGAGGTGATAAAAGGACGGTCCATTCTCACAGGGCCGGACGGCCGCGAAATGGCGCGGTGGACGAAGACCTCTAGAGAGCAGTCGCCGGTCAATTACGCCGAGGAACTGAAGACGGCGTTCGCCGACTTTAAACCGGCTGCCGCACCGGTCGAGGCGACAGACGGATCGTCGGAGTCTCTACTAACCCTCATTCCCGCGAACGACTGGCACATAGGACTGTACACATGGGGCCGGGAAGTCGGTGTTAACTGGGACCTAGAGATCGCCGAGAAGACGATCGGCGGGGGCATCGACCAGCTAATCGACAGGACCCCGAGGTCTGCGATCGGCGTGGTGCTCGGCGGTGGCGACTTGCTGCACTCCGATAATAACAGCAACACGACTTCACGCAGCGGCAACCCCCTAGACGTCGACGGCCGGCATAGTAAGGTCCTCGAAGTCGCCACGCGACTAATGGTTCGGACTATCGATCGGAGCCTAACGAGGCACGACACGATAGTAGTGCGAATCCTCCCAGGGAACCACGACGAACAATCCGCAGCGGCGATCGCATATTTCCTGCTCGCCTGGTATCGGTTAGAGCCCCGAGTCGTGGTCGACGTAGACCCATCTATGTTTTGGTGGTATCGGTTCGGCCGTGTTCTTCTAGGGGCTACCCACGGTCACACTGTCAAGATCGATCGTATGCCTGGGATTATGGCAGCTCGCCGAGCCGTCGATTGGGGAAATACAATCCACCGCTATGCTCACGGCTTTCATCTACATCACTCGGCTAAGCGCGCGTCCGAGGACAACGGCGTCATTATGGAGATTCATCAGGCGCCTATTCCACAGGATGCGTGGCATTCTGCCGCAGGGTACTTGTCAGGCGCATCGCTACAAGCTATAACCTACGACAGACAGTACGGAGAGGTCTCGCGATCGAGGGTCGCACTTCTCGATAATTAGGAGGACACGCTATGAAACTTACAGCAACACTCACAGCAATCGCAGCGGCCCTGGCATTGGGTGGATGCGTAACAGTAAGCGCGGCACCGGACTGGAACGTCCCACCGCCTGCTAACTTCGTAGCCGCCGGCAAGGCTAAGCTGGTCCTTGTCGTGGACATGCCTCTAGAGGACATTCCACAATATTGTGGCAGATACGAATCGGGTGTAGCCCTGGCGTGCGCCAACCAGAGCCTGGATACTGGGATATGGGTGATCTACACAAGCACGCGAGCCGAATGGGTTATGACCCACGAATACGCTCACGCTGGCGGTTGGAATCACGATTAGCACCTAAACACTAGAGGGGAAAAGAAGGATGCTCGTAGCTTTATCAGGAGTAGCCGGGTCCGGTAAATCAACCGCCGCACAATGGCTTGTCGATAGGCACCGGTTCGTTTTGAGCAAGTTTGCCGATCCGATTAAAGTGATGCTTAAATCACTGGGGCTCGGGGACGAACATATAACCGGCGATCTTAAGGAGGTCCCGTGCGATTTACTTCAAGGAAAGACACCTCGATTCGCCATGCAAACGCTCGGCACCGATTGGGGCAGAGATATGCTCGGCGGGGGGATGTGGGTTGACCTGTGGTCAAAGATGGCAGCCGAATCGCTCGGCCGTTACGGCCGGGTCGTGGTTGATGATTGCAGGTTCGCGAACGAGGGGCTAGCCGTACTCGCTTTAGGCGGGCATGTAGTTAGAGTCGAGGGACGATCGTCTCCGATCGAGGGTAGCCATCAATCAGAGATGATGGACTGGTCAGTGCCGAGGTCGGTAGACAACTCTTATGACCAGGCCAGGCTCTACCGCTCTATGGACGAGCTTGTCTTAGAGCTCAGCGCCTAACACCACAAAGTTTTTTAGTTTTTTTTGCAGCTCGGCGTTTTTGTCCTTGCGTTCCCGACTGCTACGCCTTATACGCCAACTGACACGAAACGAAAGGAACAATCTGATGACAGACAGAACGGAACTTGAGATCGAGGTTATAGAAGAGCTGTTTGGTATCGTCGGCCCGATACGCCGGGTGCTCGATGCGAAGCACCCGATCACGAAGGCTAATGCGTTCCAGGCTATCAAAATGGAGGAGCTCTAATGGCTACCGACGCAGAAAAAGAGGCGTTCCACGAGGTCCTCCTCACCCTACTAACCAGCCACGAGAGTGAGGTGAGGACCACCGGACGTGTTATGGCGACACCGTTCTTTGATGACCTTATTAATTGGGTCAACGGAGAATTCCATAGGGACACCCACCTGTTGGAGATCATAGACTCTGTGACGAACGTGGTCGCGTGTTGTGTCAAGCATGCTATCGAGCATGTAGATGACGAGCTAATGGGAGAGGATGAATTTATGCATGAAGCTAACGCAATGGCTGTCGCCAGGTTTGCGGCCGTGATGAAAGGTAAGGTTCGAAATGAGACGGTTAACTAGACTGCCTGACCGATGGGAGAAAAACATTGCTGTAGGCGTGGTGTTATTGTTGTGGTTCTTCGTGGGGTGGTTCTTTTTTATGGAAATATTAGCCCCCCACCTGTGGAAATAGAAGGAAAGAGTTATGTCGTTATCACTATCTAGCATGCGTACAGAGCAATCGAAACCGCTGCCTATATTCCTTATCTACGGGGTTCCGAAAGTCGGTAAAACGACTCTAGCTTCCGAGTTTCCCAATCCGATCTACCTTAACACACCGGGCGAGTCGGCTCCGGTGGGTGTTAAGGTCTCGACGCCTGGCGAGATCGATTCATTCGAGTCAGTGATGGGGATATTCGGAGAGCTATATAGCGAGGACCACGACCGGAAGACGGTTATCGTCGACAGCCTGGATGGACTGGAGCCCTACATGTGGGCGGAGGCGTGCCGGCGAAATGGGTGGAGCTCGATCGAGGAGCCGGGGTACGGCAAGGGGTATATTGCCGTCGATTCGGTATGGCGTGAATATATCCGAGCCATCGAGGCCCTGGCTAAGAAAGGAATAATGATTGTCCAGATAGCTCACCACGAGATCGTGCGGTTCGACTCGCCGATCGCCGATCCATACAGCCGCTATCAGATCAAACTGCACAAACGCGCCTCCGCATTAGTGCAAGAATCCTCCAGCGTTATCGGATTTATCAATTTTCGGACTTCGCTGAAAGAGAAGGAGGTCGGCTTTAACAAAACTATTTCGCGGCAAGTTGGGAGCGGGGACCGCGAAATACATCTAGAGGAAAGACCTGGCTTTACAGCTGGTAATCGCTTCAACATGCCGTCATCTATACAGTACAAAGCAGGAAATGGATTCACCGAACTTAGCAAACACTTCTCTTAACCAACATAGGACTATAGAAATATTATGACAGACCTTAGCGAACTCAATTACAATCCGTCCGACCACAAGACCTCCGGATCGTACGGTCCTTTGCCGGCCGGCGACTATCGCCTGGAAGCTACCGAGGGAGACCTTCGCGACACGAAGGCCGGGACCGGAAAGGTTCTCTCTTTCCGCATGAGCGTGCTTGAACCAGAACAGTTTAAGGGCCGAGGGTTTTACCTTAACATCAACATTCGGAACCCGAGCAGCAATGCGGAAAAGATCGGAGCTGAGCAGATGTCTCTACTCTGCGGCGCGGTGGGGTGGGAGGGTCAACTCCTCAACACTGAGAATGTGCTACACAAGGCCTTCACCGCACAGGTCGGCCTGGAGCGTAAACAGGAGGGTTACGAGCAGCGTAATCAGATAAAGCGATACTACCAGCAAGACGAGGGTATCCCCTCCCCCAAGGTACAGCCGGCGGCGCCTGTGACGCCGATCGGGTCATCGACAGGCGAGTCGCCAGACCGACCCTGGTAAACATTACCCCGGCTATTTGTAGGCCCATTTAGCCGGGGCAACCCATCCACTGAGGAGAGATACAATGGTCACCGTACCCGCACCGCTGCCTAGCACCGTCACCGCTATCTACGAAGCATACGCCGCCTCTAACGAGTCCTGGGACTCACTGGGTCTTAATGTCGGCGGTCTCGGACACGAGTGCTCTAGAGCTCTGTGGTATGATTTTCGCTGGGCATCTAAGCCGGAAAAACCGCCTGGCAAGACCTGCTCGATCTTCAGAACCGGCAACGCCTGGGAGGACAGGCTTGTCGAGGACCTATCGATGATCGGCGTCGAGGTCACCGACCAGCAAGAACGTATTAGGCTCGCAGGCGGGCACGTTCGGGGTAAGACTGACGGCCGAGGTGTTGGGTTGCCCGAGGACCCAGACACCGAGCACCTGTTTGAGTTCAAGTCATCCAACTCACGAGGCTACCGCGAGATCGCTAAGAAGGGTTGCCGTATGGCTAAGCCAATGCATTTTGCTCAGTGCCAACTCGGTATGGAGGCGACAGGGTGCACATGGGCCGGGTATATGGTGCTCAACAAGGACACCGACGAGCGGTACTTTGAACGGATCGAGCACGATCCAGAATACGTTAAGCTGCTATTAGAGAAGGCAGTCCGAATCGTAGAGGCTCACGAGCCCCCACCTAGGGTCTCGGTGAACAGAAGCGTGCCTCCTTGCCTTTTTTGCCGACACTCCGACAAGTGCCACAGCTCAGCTTTTTCTAGGGTCAACTGCCGCACCTGTTTGCACTCGACAGCACATGCTCACGGAAAAAACGCAGAATGGTCTTGCGATCTCCACGTTAAGCCATTAAGTTTCGACGAGCAGAAAGTTGGGTGTGGTTCCCATGTGTATCTACCTAGCTTAGTTCCTGGTGTTGTGCTTAATAGCGACGATGCATCGGGGACTGTTACATACGAGCTGCACGACGGCCGCCGATGGGTCGACGGCATAACGGAGGACTTAGATAATGGAGAAACAGATGACCGATAGACCAATCGAATTCGACGATCGAGTGATGGACTACCTTCCAGGTCTGTACGCCAAGGCCGGGCGGCTAGTGAGACCCGAGAACCGATCGGAGCTGGTTCAGGAAACCTTGGTCACAGCGTTCGCTAATTGGGAATCGTTCGAGCATCGCGGGAGCAATTGGGAGGGGCTCTACACCTGGTTGGTATTTCGTATGCGAGGCGTAACGTCTCGGTGGGGAAGAAAAAATGCTAGAGTCGAGATGTTGTCGTTAGATGCTGGATTTAACACCGAGGACGGCGATGCCGAGAATTATCTAGAGCAAGCCTCGACGCCGCCGACGCAAGAAGAGGCGACTGAGATTGCGCTCACCCTGCGGAACATAACCAAATGCATGTCCAGGCGCGAGGGTGACGTCCTGAAGTTCCGCATGATGGGTCACCAAATGCCCGAGATCGCCGAGATATACGGGGTGTCTAAACAGGCTATAGCCAAAACCCTGGGCACGGCTAGGGGTAAGTTAGAGGCTCACGTTAGCAAGGCGCCGGCGGCTAGATTGACATGATAAAACTGCGGGACTATCAGCGCGAGTCGATCGACTCGCTATACGAATACTGGAAGGCGAAGGGGGGCTCGCCGCTTATAGTATTACCTACCGGAGCCGGTAAATCCTTAGTTATTGCCGTGCTGATGCAAGAGCTATTGGCTAGCTATCCAGATATGCGGATACTGAATGTGACACACGTTAAGGAGCTGCTTGAACAGAACAG